TCCTATGGTTTTATGAAAATTAAACATGCAAATTTACATGCTTACTATATATAACGCCTTAAGCGTTAAATCCGTTTACAAACTTGGTAAACCTGTGAAAGCATTATCTACCAATTTCATTTGTTCAGCCATACCTGTACTGGTAATATGAATCAGCAAGGCTCGTCTAAAATAATCAGTATTGTTTGGCATAGTACTATGAAGAACTCTGGGATGATAAATTAATGCATCTCCTGGATCCATACTGGGTTGAACAACATTTTTGAGAAAAGTTTCGTTGTATAATCCTTTGTAACTGTCTCGTACTACCCAGTTAGTTTTGTGGCTTTCTGGTAACAGGCCTGTGCCTCCATTTTCTTTAGTGAAAGAACATAAAGGTACAATACATTGTACTCCGAGCAAATCAAAATTTTCATGCCATTTATCAAATCGATACGGGCTGTCTATATGGGGTTTAATAAATTTATTTTTTGGTGTATTACTTATAATATCTGCCACATAAACACAGGGGTCGTCAAACAAAAAACCTACAGTGTCTAACAAAACTGAGCCAATATATTGAACTTGCGGCCAATCAACTATTTGTTGACTCCACCATAATGCTAATTCTGGACAATCCTTGACCACATGTTGCGGCCAGTATTTGTTATCTACATCATGTCCTCGGTCAGGTGTTAAATCTTTTACTCTTAAATTAATACTATGAATCAAACTGGGATCAAGAATTTCCCTTGCTATAAAAAATCCTTGATTTAAAAAAATTTCTTTTAATTCTTGTTGGCCCATAAATTTATATCACCTTGATAAAGACTGAATTCAAAAGCATCCATTTCATTGAATAAGACTAATTTATTTCTAGAAAGATAGTAGGGCCAAGTCATACGCTGATCTAACATTAAATATGTTCTATTTTTTATCTTATATGTGATCTTTTTTTCTTTATTGTCCATGGGAAATTTTACTACATATGTCTGCCATAATTTACTTGCAATGCTATAACCAGTTATTGTGAATCTTGTTCCCTTGGGATTTTTAAATATTTGAAAAAACTCTAATCGTGAATCAACTCGACGTTGTATTTCTTCAAGTATTATTTTACCTACTTGATTTTTTTGCAAGGTCTGATTCATTCACTTGGGTGCCTTGTTTTAATTCTACAACGGTAAAATCATTAGATTTAAATAATTTATTCAATTTTTCCATTAAGTTAAATGCGTGACCCGAGTTACTAAAGCTAACCTTTTTATATTTTGGTCCAGGATAGTCTTGTAAACTATTTAAATGTGATCGTAGATTGAAAGGTTTTCCCCTATAAAAGACAGCATAGATAGCTTCTGCTTCAAGTATTTCTTCACTCTTAAAAGTAGTAGAATTAACATGAGTTAATAGTATCGTTGGTTTAGGTCTGGCCATGTATTTCTCCCACCACTATTTAGCAGAAAATACATTAAGTACTAATTTAATCTCCTTTTAATTCTTCTTTTTGCTGCCCTAGAATAACTTTTAAATCCATTTTTGTTTTATAGGGTCCTAGATATATATTATTTTTTATAGTAGATAGTCTGGGACATAATACACTAACCCAGCCATTTTTAAATTTTAATCCATACCAACCCGATACATGTGGACTTCTACTTGTTGCTTTTTTCGTAAAAGTAGGAAATCCATCGATTTCTTTTACATTAAAAACTTCTTCCTGATCAGTAGGATAGCCCATTACTTCAAGATGGCCGCCATTACTGTAGTCACGATTAACGAATTCAATACCTAATTTTTTAAGGTCTATTGAGTTATATATGGTATAATCTTTGCGTTTTAAGTTGATAATATAATTATTATCCTTAAAATTCATCATTCCTACTCTTTTAGAATTTTCTTCTAGAATCCAAAATTTATCTTTAATAACATTTTTTGCTAAAATCATTTATAACTTGCTCCAAGATAGTCACTATGTTCTGTCATTCGATCTGCTATATTCAGCAGATTCCATTTACCACAAAATTTTACAAAATGCATACCAATCTGTCCCATACGATTTTTATTTGTTGCTAAAGTAATCGTTTCGTCCATGGCAATTTTAATATCCTCAGGTTGCTCTGTTAGGTCTATTAAACGTTTATTCAATAAATATCGATCACGCACTCTATGTTCTGTACCTTCATGATCAACCCAACGCTGTAGCATCATATTATTCCAATTGAATCCTTTATTATTTCTATCAGCAAAAGCTTCACGCAATCCTACTTTATTCTTAGTACCTCGTTCTCGCACACCTGGAAATGCACTAAAAATATTATCAGTACTGTCACCTCGCATACATTTTTCAAACAGTAACCAAGCAGGATCGGGTACTGCTAATGGTTCTTTTGTTTTCTTATCCAATATTGGACGACCCTTTTCGTCGAAGATGCCTTCGATAGTAATTAAATTTTTTGTGATACCATTATACTGCCGAACATTAGGCGCTAGTAATTGATAAAAGTCAGTATCACTACTAACAATAACATGATTATCTTTGGGATGATTTTGTATCCAGCGAGCAATAAAATCATCAGCTTCACAACGTTCGTGACGCAATACAGTACAATTTGTCTTAGCACTAAGATAGTCCTTTAGCTCGTCAAAAGCCTGCCAAAATATTTGGTCTTCTTCGGCCTCCTTCTGACTTAGGGCGGCTCTAGCATCCTGTCTATTACGCTTATAACCTTCGTAGACATCTTTACGCCAGCTGCGCCCTTCTAAACAAATTACAACATGACTGCCTTTAAAATCACGCCATACTTTATTAATACTGTTGAACATAATATGATATGCCATGCCAACTTTGGTCTCAGCATCATCACCTCTAACAACATGTCTCGCTCTAAAGAACATGTTAGCAGCATCTACAAGTAAGTACATTTTATCCATTTAAATAAGATTCAATTAATCGTTGATCAATTTGTTCACGAAAATTAATATTAAATTCCTGTAACAATGTCATCCATTCAGTATATTCTTTCACTGTAAAAAGTAGCTCAGTCCATTCGTCGTTATCTTGTTTTTTGTAAGCAACGAGTATATGATCCTGTCCTACCCAATTTACACGAAAGCTCCAGTGTAGCTTACTTGTCATTGGTTTTTGTGTCAACTTTTCGTTGACGTTTTGGTAAAATGTCTGAATCAGCTACAAATTTTGATTCTTCATCCATTTGAGCGCCAATATTTTTGCATAAATCTGTAAACCATTGGTCTACAATCTCTTCATCATTTTTTCCAGTGTATCCGTGACTTTTAAGGAATTGAATAAATGCTGCATTCCATTCTAATTCCATAAAACCCTGTTTAGGATTATTTTCATCAAAATTTGTATTAACCACATTAACCCAGGGATCTGAACTGTCTTTGGGTTTCTTTGATGTAAAAATATTCTTTAGTTTACTTAACATTTAAATTGAAACTCGAAATTTAGATAGTTCATCTGGTGTTAAATACATCTCAAACTTTTTTTGATATAAATCTGGATTTTTTGCATTTTTATATTTGGTGTAAAAAATTACACCAGTTTTCCCATAGCTGGGTGTAGAAACTTCAAGATAAACTTCGTATCCTTCATTATCACTGACTAAAATTTTCATATCATTTTCCATTACATTTTCTAAATAAAGGTTCTGAACATTATTTACCCCACCCGTTATTCCATATGTCAACATGAAGTCGTGGACTATAACGATAGCCACGTTCTAATGCCAGGTCAGCCACTTGCTTACTATTTGCAAAGTAACTTTCATCAGTGCCGCCGATACTCATTACATATACTTGTCCACGAAAACCTGCATGTCTATATTCTGACACTGCTTGGTCCACTTCGTCGAAATCCTCTTTGGTACCGACAACAAATTTTAAGTAAACATGGCCAACATGTTGATAGTCGATTATTACATTAGGCTTAATAGCAGAATCCCATGCTTCTCCACTACTAGTTAGTTTTGGACTAACACTAAATGTAATATGGTCTTTTGTCAATCTATATTCATCTCGCAGGAATCGTTTAAATTCTTTATGTAATAATTGAGTACCATTAGTTTCGAAAGTCAAATTGCATAACTCTCTCATTCTGGGATGACTTAATAATTCTGGATAAAGGTCCTGCCAAGCTAGCAAAGGTTCACCGCCTGTGATAACAAGATGTATATCATTACCATTAGCCTGTATCCAATAGTTATTGGGTGTTAGTTTTAGCATGGCATCTATACTTTCTTCCACTGTATATCGTGGACTAAATTTTCTAAAGTTAGGATGCCAGCTAGCATAACTGTCACAGCCATGTTTAACTAATGGCAATTCCATAAAATTAGAATACTTAGTGACATCAATTAAGTCAGGCTCATTAGTTTTTTCTCCTCGAGGCAAACCAAATCCTGCACATTGAAAATTGCAACCGAACGTTCTAAAAAACACACTGGGTACACCAATAAATCGTCCTTCTCCCTGTGCACTGTAAAATATTTCGCTGATTTTAAATGTATTCAATTACTGTTATACCTCTAGCTTTATCGATCCCGACCTACCTTTAATTTTATTACCATATTTGAGTCTAAGTAAATATTCTAATTCTTTTTCAATATGGCCTTCAATGGCATACCAATCCTCTTCGTCTGGTTGACTCCATTTGTCATATAAAGATCTTATTCTAACATCAGGATAATTATCTGTCAACCAATATTCTAATTGTTTACTTTCCCAGAAATTAAGAATTAGAAGAAATTGATTCATTTTTGGTATAATCACCTTTACCTGGGATAACATTACGAATACCTCCCTTGGGATTTTCACAATCGCCATCTTTTCTAAGGATTAGATGAACGTGCGGCCATTCTACTGTTTGGCCGGCAGCAGTACCGTAGTTCATACCAACATTAAACGCATCACAGACATCCTCTTCTACGAATATCGCACCCTGTTTGACAGCTGCCACCAAACATTCTGCTAGATCGTCCATGTCATTAGTCTTAGGTACAAATAAAAAATGACCAGTTTCAGTTACAGGAAATCCATCTCTAAAAACTATCATTCTATCATTTTCTTTAATAGTATCACGCCACGGATAATCTTCCAGGATAAATTTATCCACTTCAAATTTAATTGTCATTGGTTTTTTCTTTGAGCTTTTTCTTTTCATTTTTCACCTATAAATGGTTGTTCCCAGGGAAATACTATCCAGGTATCTTCTTCGGGATTTTTTTCGTTAATTGTATAATACATACTATATTTAGACTTACTAGTAGGATTATCCCATAATGTAGCGAAACGAGTTGTGATATTCCAAACTTGATGCCAATCAGATATTGTATAACTACTTTGCCAATCATTCACAATCCAGTTAGATGTAGCACCGCTGTCATTAATATCATCGCAAATTAAGATTTGTACTCCGTTGCCAGCGTCATTGGCCATGCTGAGATCGCTAATCGTTTCTGTATGGTCCCGCAGACTTACCAGCAGTTGTTTCATTGGAATATTCATGTAGTTACTTAAACTAGTAGCCAGCGGCATTCCGCCACGACTAATACCTACAATATAATCTGGACGCCATTGTGACATCCAAATTTGTCTAGCAAGTTCTACAACGTCTTTATCGAACTGTTGCCAACTGTAATATATTTTTTTCATTTTTTAGC